TTCTTTTGTCTCCCTTCTTGTCTTTGTTTTCCTTTGTGACATAGTTCGCCACGCTTCACAGTATATACTATGTACACATGAAAGTCAATAGAGAGAAGAGAGCCGGAGAAAATTCTTCGACTCTCAGAGAGATTATTCGTCGCCCGGTTCCCACCCGTACGGCTTGAGAGTGTCCGCTGACGGGATAGACCCTCTCGGAGCGTCCTTCACATAGACGAAGATGTCTGTGTTGTAGTCGTCCTCAGTGTCGACTCTCGTCACCTGATACCACTTCTCACGGTACAGAATGAGATCGTAAAGCTCGACGATCGTTCCTCGATTGAATACGAAGAAGCGGTTCTCGTCCTCTCCGTAAGACTTCGCCTCGAAGATCGTGTCTTGATTGAGCTGTCTTGCATAGCACCATATCGCCGACGGGGTTCTCGGGACATAATATGTCTTTGGCATATATCCCGACCCGGAGACGCTGACGGAGTCGTAAATGAGAGCTTTCTTGTCTTTCTTGTAATACTGATTTTTCATGAGATCACCTCTTTCAAATTGCGTCAAGATATTCTTGATAATGATCACAGAGTCCGACGTAAGCGTCGAGAAGGCTTGCGAGTCCGTCGATTCGATACTTCGCCGACGTTGCTTTCACCGGGACGATGTTTCCGTTCCGATCGGTCTGAATCCCTGTGTTCGTGATACACCACTTCAAAAGCGGATTGTCGTTGTAATTGATCAGCTTCTTCTTGAGATCAGCTCCGAGCTTCTGCATTGGGAGAGAGAGCGTCTTTGCTCCCTGAATACATCTGATCATATTGAAGCCGTGATTCTGCATTTCCTCGACCCAATATCGAGCGGAGTATGAGTCGTAATAAATCCACGCCGGAGTGATCTCATACTTCTCAACGATCTCGAGAAACCACGCTGTCACGTCGTGATAGTTGATCGAGTTTCCTTCACAGAGACGAAGAAGTCCGGCTTCTTTCCATTTGTCATATGGGATTTTCTCGTCATGGACTCGTTGCTCGAAGTTGTCCGCCGGGAGAAAATACATCTGCGTGACATATCTCTTCTCGTTTTTGTCCATGAGAAGAACGGTTGCACACGTCAAGTCAGTCGTGATCGAGAGATCAGCTCCGCCGATCGCATAGAAGCCACGAAAAGCGCTGAGATCAAATTTCTCTTCGTTGTTGATCTCGTCAAATTGAAGCCACGTCGACGACTGAGACTGAATGACGTTGAAGTCCTTCACGAGAACGCCTGTCAGATCTCTCGGAGACTGTCTCGCCCGGGAGACTTTGCTGATCAGATCGTCGAGCTTCTTGATCGTGTTGAGACCGGGATTCGCTTTCTCCCATTTCAACGGGTCGAGATACTCTTCTTTCTTGTCGAGTTCATAGATGATCGGGAGAAATCTCTCGTCGCTGATCGTTCCGTCACAGACTCCGCAAGCGTATTTATACATATCATCGAAGATACACTCTCGCACTGTCCCGGCGGTCGTGATCATAACGAAAAGCGGTTGTCGTCTCGCTGACTGACTCTGCTTCATGACCTCGTACAAATTGCGATCTCTGATCGAGTGAAGCTCGTCAACGATCACGAGAGAGCTGTTCAGTCCGTCGAGCGTGTCGCTGTTCTTTCCGAGCGGTTGCATTTTCGAGAACGTCAACGGGAAATAGAGATCAGACTTCCGCTTCTTTGTGATCTCGATCAGCTCCGGCGACTGTCTCGTCATGTTGTACGCTTCCGTGAAGATGATCTTCGCTTGATCTTTCTTCGTTGCGACGGAATAGACTTCCGCTCCGGGTTCGTTGTCTGCTATGAGACAATACAGAGCGAGACCGCTGAGAAGGACTGATTTTCCGTTCTTCCGGGCGACATAGAAGAGAGTCTCTCGATACTTTCTGAGACCCGTCTGAGCGTCCACGAAGCCGAAAAGCGCTGAGATAAAAGCTTTCTGAAATAGCTCGAGCCTGATCAGCGTTCCGGCGAGTTCCCCTTTTGAATGACGACAGAAGCGCTCAATGAAGTCGATCGGACGCTGAGCTTTCTTCTCGTCGAAGATGAAGCCGTTCTTCGGGTTGTGAATGTCGTCAGAGAGCTTCTCATATTCTCGCCGGATTCGCTTTCCGACGATACACCGTCCCGATCTGATCGCTTCGAGATACTCGTCAATATAGTTCACGCTGTCCCCTCTTTGATGAAATCATAGACGGGATTCGACTTCTCCGCTTCCTGAGTCTTTCCGGCGAGATCACAGAGCTGTCTATATAACATTGAATATCTCTGAACGGTCGTGTTGTACGACTTGAGAGCCGGAGATTCACGGAGAAAGCTCTGTTTCCCTTGCTCGAAGTGTTCGATCGTCCCGATCTCCCTGATCTGCTTCTTGAGATCAGCGAGTGTCTCTTCCATGAAGGACAGCTCTTCAATGAGTTTCTCTCCGATCATTCTCTTGTCAGACGGTATCTTCTCCAATATCTCCGAGAAGTCTGTCTTTCTTGTTTTCTTCTTCATGAAAATCACCTCTGTTTTTTATGTGTACACGGTCGACCCCACCCCCGACGAAATTCTTTGAGAGAGAAACTCTAAACTCACCCACGCCGTTCCCGGTCAGAGCGTCAATTTTTGACTCCCCCTTCCCCCGTCAGAACGTGAGACCCTCTGAGAGCGCCGTAAACGCCCCTACAAGCGATTTTTTGTCTCAGATGAAGATTATATCGACCCGACCTCGAAAAACGTCTCTACGGGCGTTCTACGGGGTCATTTTTTTCAGAAGCTCGTCAATTTTCCTCTGATCACTCTCAAATTGCTTCTCTTCGTCTGTTTTCCTGACTCCGATCACGTTTCCGTCGCTGTCAAACTTGATTCGAGCCGTTGAGAAGTGTTCTTCGTTGTGACAGTCCTGACAGAGAGCTTCGAGATTGTCAAAAGAAAGAGCGATCGCCGGGTCAGTGACGTTCTGTCCGTTCAAATACTTCTTGTGATGACAGATCACCGCCGGACGACCGCACCTCTCGCAAATATAGTTTCTGCTCGTCATGTATGCCGTCGAGACTTTTCTCCATGCTTTCGACTTATAGAAGCTCGTGTTGTCATAGTCCTTCATTCGTTCTCGATCTCTTTCGCTTTGAGCGTGATCGCCTTGAGAAGCGAGTTGATCGTCCTCGTGAGCGACTGATCGTCAGCATGATCGGAATAATACCACTGAGTCAGAAGAAAGCCGGAGACGACTTTGACGAGCGGTTCGTTGAGCTGATCTTCCTCGCTCATTCCCGTCGCCATTTCAATATATCCCGGGAGAGCTTCGATCAGAGAATAGATCAGAGTGTCGTTGTCGCCCTGGTCAACGTGAAGCACGTCGAGAGCTTCGTCGAGTGTAATGATCATAATATTTCACCTCACAAAATAAGAGCGCCGAGCGGAGTTATATCACGCCCGACGCCCCTGATTGATTAAGCGGTCGCCTGAGACAGCTTGACGAAAGCGTCAGCGACGATCGGCTTTGAGTCAGCGATTGCGAGCGCTCTGTAATCAATAACGCCCTTCTTGAAGCTCGACTCACGAGAAGCTTCGATCACGATTCCTTCGGGCATATTGTAACCGAGATACTTCGCAAAGTTGCCGAAATAGCAAGTGTTGTCTGCGATGTTGTCGTCGATCACGACCGGGAAACCGAGAATCTTTCCGATCGACTCGTCTTTCGGGTCAGCGACGAAGATCGGTCTCTGAGCGCCGTCGAGCATACCGTAAAAGACATTGTACAGAGTAGCGTTGTTCATAGCGATCTTCGCTCCCTGAGCATAGCCACGTTTCAGAAGGGAGACAAACTCAACGACCTTCGCATAAGTGAAAGACGCTGTCTTTGCGATCTGAACGTGATTCTTGTTCGCTCCGCTCGTTGCCCATGTGATAGACTCGAGTCCGCTTCCCTGTCCGGCGGTCTGTCCGTCACCGTTGACGAGAGCGTCTGCGATACACTCCATAACGCAAGCGGTCAGCTCGTCGGTCAGATAGCTCTCGAAAGCGTTGATCGACATCTTGCGAGCCTTTGCGCTGATAGAGAAAATCTTGATGATCTCATAGCCGTCGAAAGTGACAGTTGTCAGAGAGACGTTGTCAGACTCAACGTTTGTCGCTTCGGTATGCCAAGAAGCACGAGTCGCCGGAGTTGCTACCGGGATAGCGATCTTCGTCGGCATGGAGAAGTGACGACATTCTCCGAGAAGTCCGCCGATCGTGCGAGCCTTCTTCACGACCTCGTTGAGAGTCTGCGTCGGAAGGATAGCCGGAGCGGTTGCGCTCGTGATGAAAGCGTCCTGTCTCTTCTCAGCGATCTTCTGAGCAACGTTGAAAGCGTTCTGTTCGACCTCGCTGAGTTCCTGTCCGAGCATGGACTTGAAGAACGCTGAGCGATACTCTTCGGAGTCGAGAACGGTCTCGACGTTGAAGGACTTCGGAGCGGTATCACGACCGCCGATCAGCTTGAAAGCGGAGCGCTGTTCCGGCTTCTCGCTCTTCTGATCGTTGTTTCTCTTCGCTTCTGCGATTCCGGTCAGCTCAACGTTGAGAGACTGAATGTCGACGTTCTCGTCGGTCTCGATCAGCTTGTTGATCTCGTCAGCTCTCTTCTCGAGCTGTTCGTTTGTATAGGATTTGTAGAAGTTGAAAGCTTCTGCGACTGTATTGAATTTCATGAATTAACCTCTTCTTTCTCGGACTCTTCGTCCGTGTTCAAGTCTGCTTCGAGTTCAGCGATCTCAGCTTCGAGATCAAATTTCTTTTCGTCTCGATCGGGACGAGCAACGAGAAATTTCACACTGAGAAGATCGTGACTCTTCCCGGAGTGACTCTTCGTCTGCTTCGTGTTGAAAGAGACGATCTTGACGTGTTTCTCGTCAGCGAGCTTCTGAACGTCGGAAGCAAAAGCGAAAGTATATCTCGCATAGTCCGTTTTGATCTTGCTCATTTTCGTCACCTCGCTTTGATCATGCTGATCACATTTTTGAGCTTTTGAAGCTGTCCGAGTCGCTTCTGACTCTCCGTCATGACCGATCTCGCTTCTACCGACGTTTGACCGTATGCCGGAAATTGAACGACTGAACACTCATAGACCTTCTCGATCTTCGTGATCGTTCTCGTGTTGGTTTTCGGGTCATAAGTGTCGCCCCCTTCCGGGACTTTGAAAGCGAAGCTCATTCCTGAGAGATCACGTCGTTTCACTGACTCATAGACCTCTCGAGCGCTTTCAGTGTTCGGAAGTGTTGCTCTGATCGTCATTCCTACCGGGTCGACTTTCAGAGACATCGTTCTCGGAGTTCTTGCGAGCGGAACACGGTTCAGATCGTGATTGAAGAGAAGTCTCACGTCAGTCAGATCAGCGCCATCGAGCGCCCCTCGTTTGATAATCTCCGTATAAGACCCTACCGGGTCATTGATCGTCGTCGCCTGGTCAAAGACGATCGCACGACCTTCTAAAATAAGAGCGTCGTCCTGAGATTCTGCTCGAATTTCTGCGATTCTTGTTTCTTTCATTCTTCGTCACCGTCCTCTTGATAGACTCGTGAATAATACTTTCGAGCGCTGTGTTCGATCTGATCGGCGATCGAGAGAAAGATCGCTTTGAGCTGATCGTCCTCGAGATTGACTTTCTCGCCGTTCATGAAGTCGAAGAGCGCTTTGATCAGCTTTCCGGCGTTCTCGTCGCTGAGAGACTTGAAGAGCGGAGTCCATGACTTATTGAAGATCACTGTGTTCAGAGCTTCGACATAATGCTTCATGACGCTCTCACCGCCCTTCTGAGCGACTTTTCGCCCCTGATCGGATATTTTATCGACTTCGGGAGAATCGACCGTCTGAGAGCTTTCTGAGCGCTCTGACAGTCACATCTTTCGCCCGGGTCGAGATTGCTTCCGCAAAACTCGCACGTTTTGAAGTATGTTGACCGCTTCACTTCTTCGCCTCCTCTCCGATCTGATACTTGTTCGCCTGATCAGCGTCGATCATGTTCAGAGCTTGAAGTCTCCGATCACCGTCAGCGACTCCCGGGAGATTGAGAATCTCGAGCGCCTGATTGATAGTCAGAAGTCCCAACGGGACGAGCTGAGCGATCAAATTGACTTTCGTCGAGTTGCTCGTGAATTGAAGTCGACCGCTCTCGAAGATGATCTCATTTCCGAACGCTTGCTCTCGCTCCGTGAAAATCTTTGCTGTCATTTCCTGAGAGAGAGCCGTTGCGATCGGTTCGATCGTCGACTCATAGAAAGCGGAGAATTGATCTTCTGTATATGACGAGCTGACGATCGCTTCTGTCACTCCGAGATAAGAGAAAACCTTGTCTCTGATCGCTTTCGTCTGATCAGCATTGAGGACGATTGGCTTTGATTCGATCGGCTGATAGTCCATTTTCTGATCAGTTGCAACGACTCCGCCGTCATTCCCGATCTCGAGATAGTCCGTGATGAAAGCGTCTTTCTCAGCTTTGAGCTTCTCCGGCGACATGATCTGAGTGAATTTCAGTATTCCCCGGATAGACGCTCCGCTCTTGATTCCGTTGACGAGTCCTTCGTTCTGAGTCTGAGCGAGTTCAAGTCCGGGAACGATTGCGAAGTTGTCAGCTCCGAGAATGTCGTCGTCATTGAAGAAGCGTCTCAGATGAATAATATCTTCATACGGGAGAACGATCTGACGACCTGATCTCAGAAGAAAACCGCAATAGAGACGACCGTTCTGATCGCTGAGAAGATCGACGTGAGAAGCTGTGATCGGATAGAGACCGACGACGCTTCCTCGCTGATCACGGTCGATATATGCGAAGCTGTTGTTGTATAGATACAGACGAGTCACGAGCTTGTAAATGAAGTCATACGCTGACATGAACGGATTCGGGCGGACTTGAAGAAGTCTGTTGATCTTGCAGTCGCCCTCTTCCCGGTCGTGATCTCTGTATTTTATGACGTGAGAGCCTTTGAGCTTTCCGGCGTTCCGGGCGATTGCGTCGACCCCTTCTCGGAAGATGTCGTTTGAATATGCGTCCCCCGTGAACGCTGAGAAGCTCTGAGTCTCTTCGATCACCTGACTCGAAGTGACTGATCTCTCCCGTCTGAATAATCTGTCGAAAATACTCACTTGATCACCTCTCGACTTTTACTTTCTGCTCCGGCGAGAAGTAATAAGCCGGAGACGTTTTCATGAGTTCGTCATTCCTGACAGTGAAGCTCGAGATCGCACCGTGAGAAATATATTCGGTTGCGTCTTTGAG